AGAGGAGAAGTATCGCTGGTTAATGACAGCGGCACAGGCAAGAATTTCCGTATGGCAAACTGAGCAATACAATGCAAGATTAGAGGCAAAAGCCGTTCAATGAACAACAAATTAAACGCAAGAGAGAGACTACACCTTGCAAGGGTTAAAAGCCTCCCATGCTCAGTATGCGAAGCACCACCACCGAGTGAGGCTCACCATTACAAGCAAGGCTTACAGTACACTTGCATTGCCCTATGCGTTGATTGCCACAGAAAACAGATTCTTGGATGGAATGGGCAAAAACGGGCGTGGTCGATTGCTAAAATGGATCAGATAGAGGCATTGAATCAGACCATTCGCAGATTGTGCGAGGATATGCCCGCCAAAGGCTCTAAAAGCCCTTTCTAGGCGCTTTCTAGACTAAGTGCATATCAGGGTAGCACAGGCAACAAAAAACCCTCCTAAGAGGGCTTGAGGTTAGCGTTTAGTTAGTATTCGCAGAATGAGGGCTATCGTTGCATAGATCATTCAATCTCCTCTTCTAAAAACTTGGAATACTCAACCCTTTGTTCATGGCTTTTCTTTGCTATTTCTAACAACTTTTTAGCGTCATCCTCTTCTAATCCATAATATTCTGAAAATCTTTCAATGGTTAAAAAGTTATTAACCCATTCCAAATAAATATCAGCGAGATAATCTCTTAAGTATTTAGTTTTTATCATTATTTTGCCCTCACAGTAAATTCTTAAATATGGAAGTTTCTAATGTTATTTTCTTTGGCGCATTGAATGGCTAACTCTTTAGAAGAGAAAACCGCAACGATGTCACCATCCTCTGTCAATATAAAAACTTTATTCATTCTTGATTCTCCTCAATATATTCTTTAACCATGTGTTCCGCTATTTCATACCAATTGACATCAGACAGGAAAGCCCTTGCATAATCTTCCATTAAAGAGCTAGGGCGTCTTTCATCAAGGCGACAATCCAAGAAAACAAGCTCTTCAGCATATTCTTGCAAGTAGTCTTTGAGTTGATAGGGATCGACCTCGACTGTGTTTATATCCTCAAGGGTTACGCCATCAAAGATTTCAAGGTTGATTCGCCAAGTTTCGTAATTTGACCATCCGTTGTAAGTTTTATCGCTCATGCTAATTCCTTAGTAGTTTCTAAAATTTCATTGAAAATCCATGCTTTGCCTTGATGCCATGAGCCAATGTGTCTCCCTTTGAGGGTCTGAAAGTATTCTTAAGAAATTGATTGTGTTGGGGCTAGGTGGTCTTGCCATTGTCTAAACCTTGGAAATAATTAAATTAAAATAATTGTACTTTATTAGGGTTTGTCCTAATAGTTTTTTGTTTTTTTGATGCTACTATCTATCTGTGTTCAATCAATCAATAGGTGTAAAAGATGACTACTTTATTCAAGTTAGAAGAGCATTTAATGTTTTTGTTGGTAGAAGATAAGCTCTGTTTTTCAGAGGGTGACTGGGATCGCTTAGAGCAAATTCGCCTTGCAATAGACGATACCCGCGACCAGATCGCTAAATTTAAAAAGGTCGCACAATGAAAAACACTCTGTTAGACCTTCTATCAGTCCTCATTGTTTCAGGGCTTCTATGTATCGGGCTTTTAGCTTACTTCGATGTTTTGGTGAAATAATTTTCTTTTTCTTTTTTCAATAGGTGTCAACATGAAATTTATCGTACAAGTACAAGGCAACAGTGAGAAAACCTTTGGTTCTATCAGTGAAGCTCTATCGTTTGCCCGTTTGCAAGTCTATGCAACACAAGCGACAATCATTAGGGCTTTTGATGCCTTACAAGATGGCAACCTTGCACAATGGGATTATGGGTTTACCTCAGTAGCCGTTTACCCTCAAAACTAACATTCCAGCGTATAGACTCACGGGCTGGGTCTATGCGATGCACTGTTGCATCATTTCAACTTAAAAGGTGTAAATAATGAAATTCTCTATCAAGCGTAAAGACATCCGAGCAATGCTCAACTTAGCGGCAAAAAAAGACCTTCGATACTACTTGCAGGGCATCAATGTAGTTAGAGACAATCGGGGCACTTATATAGAAGCAACAGACGGGCATGTTTTAGGGCGTTTGCTTGTCAGTAGCAATAAGTCTGACACTAAAGAAAATGTCGTTTTGCCTACTGACGCACTTCAAAAGCTGAAAGGCACTAAAAAACAGGGTGAGGAATGGCTCAGTTTTTCCGTTGACGGGTTAGCGGTAGAGTGCATTGATTCACAATCAACGACTCGATTTTCTGCCCACGATGCACGCTTTCCTGATACCGATAGAGTCATTCCAATGATGATTGACCCTGAGGATATTCAACCGGCAACATTGAATCCTGATCTGCTAAGCCGTTTTGTAGATGTATCAGAGGAACTTTACGGAAAAAGACAGACTCCCATGGTTTTACAAAGGGGTTCTCAGTCTGCGCTTGTCGCTTTTCCTCAGATGGACGATCTTTTCATTGGGGTAATTATGCCGACCAAAGAATATGCACCCGCTAAAGTCCCTGAGTGGTGCTATTCACCCTCAGTCAAACCCGTAGAAGCTACTCAAAACGCTTAATTCTTAGCCTGTTGACCCTTGTATCAGGGGTCAATGGACTAGGTATTTCCCTAGTTTTTCAATTTAAAAGGTGTCAACATGAAAACTACAGTGCATTTCGATGACTTTCGCCATGCTTTCAATTCTATTCGCCCTGATAACTTTTCCCGTGAAGGGTTAGAGCAGTTGTTCGATTATTTTGAGTCTTACGAAAAAGACACTGGTGAAGAAATTGAACTAGATGTCATCGCCATTTGTTGCGAATATAGTGAAGAAAATTGGAGAGATATTGCATTAAATTATTCAATTGATTTTGATGATATTGAAACAGAAGAAAAACAAAAACAACATGTAATGAATTATTTATGTGATAACACTTCAGTCATTGGATCAACTTCAGATGATGCATTTATTTATCAAAACTTTTAAAGGCGTAAAAAATGAAATATTTATTAGGAATTGACTTTGATTATGACACACCTAAAAATCGCTTATTAATTGACAAGATAATGTCAATACATAATGGAGAATTGGACTGTATAACTGATAAAAACGGCATTTTTTCATTCAAAGATAATCAATCAAGAAAAGACGCTGATTATGATCTTTACAAGTTGGGCATTATCTCAGATAAAGTTTCAGACTCTTAATGCATTGGATTACAAAATGACACAATTACAAGCACTAACACAATGCCTAGTTTTAGCATTGATTGCCCCTGACGATGAAAAAGCACAAAAAGCGAGTGATCTAGCAGAGCAAATAGCTTACGGGCTGTCAGTCGATCAGGTTGAACAATGCAAAGCTCAAGCGTTAGAGATGGCGGGTTTTGAATGATCTATGCAACGATTGCCCTAATCCTTCGAATACTAACTAAACGCTAAACTCTGACCCGCCATTGTGCGGGTTTTCTTTTGCCTGAAATAAGCCAAAAAACGCAAAACCCTAGTGCCCTGTTGCCTGTTATCAAAAAAACGGCTTAAAAGGGGTTTTTATCGCCTTTTGAGGGCATATCTTCGCACAATCTGCGGATGGTTTCATTCAATGCCTCTATCTGATCCATTTTAGCAATCGACCATGCCCGCTTTTGCCCGTGCCATCCTAGCACTGGGTTTCTGTGGCAATCAACGCATAGAGCAATGCAGGTGTACTGTAAACCTTGTTTGTAGTGATGGGCTTCACTGGGTGGAGGAGCTTCACATACTGAGCATGGGAGGCTTTTAACCCTTGCAAGGTGTAGTCTCTCTCTTGCGTTTAATTTGTTGTTCATTGAACGGCTTTTGCCTCTAATCTTGCATTGTATTGCTCAGTTTGCCATACGGAAATTCTTGCCTGTGCCGCTGTCATAAGCCAGCGATACTTCTCCTCTGTTTCCACGGCTTCCCTAATGCCTCTTAATATCAATCCATAATCCTCATGGGCATAGGCGTAAACCTCTTGCTTTCCAAGAACCTCAGTGCCAGCTTGAGCCATTAATTGAGCTTTTCTTGATTTTCTGAATTCTTCTAAGTACATGCGGTCGGCTTTGGCTTTGGCATATAGTGGCGCAGTGTCAATCAGATATTGAATTGCTTTTGTCGGTTCATTCATACTTCGCCTTTTAATTTATAACCATGCTCCGCTAGTTTCTCGATTATCTCATTAACGCTTTTTCTGCCCATATTGGGTGTTTTTAATAATCTGTCTTTTGTACAGTTTAATAATTGAGTTAATGTATAAACTTCATCAGCCTTTAAACAACGCTCAGTTCGTACAGTCAAATTAAGTTTCTCTAATCCATCAAAAACGATAGCCTCATTTAAAGCCCATTTATTAAGTATTGAATCTCTTTTCTCTAAAACTCTATCCGCTATGTTGTAAGCATCACGGGCAAAGTTATAAGGTAGGTTTTTCAATACTTCTATTGCGATCTGATCTAGTAGCTCTTCTCTTGTCATTTGATCTCCCGTTCATAATGGCGGTATATAGGGGCTAGTTCACTTCTACCGCATCTCCTACCATGCTCGTTAGCCTCTTGCAGTACTGAGAAAGCCCATTTGCAGTTAGTACATACCCAATATGGTGGGTTGCCTGGTGCGTCTTTCTTTTGTTCAATCATGTTATCTCCACTACTAAATCATTATTGGATTTAATGAAGTTAATTGTTTTCTGAATATATCTCTCGAATTCCGACCTTGGAATGCTTGATTGTTGTAAATCAGCATATTCGATTAAATCCCTTACCGCTTGGATGCCTTGACCTGATAAACCCATCTTCATGGTGCTTTGATAGCGTTCTGCTGCCTGGTGCAATGCATCTTGTGCTTTTTGGCATATTGGCATTACCTCATCTTTTCCTATTCCGTTTCTTGCCATCATTTCGGAAAGGTTTAGGACATCTACTAGGGTTCGCCAATCGGTTACTGTTCCTTGTCCTTTGGTCATTGCTTCTAGGGCTGAGTATTCGAGCATTCTGAGTTTGTCCAACTTTTCTCTGTGGGTGATAGACGCACCAATGATTGCATGTTGGGTTGGGTCTATCAATGCCCAAACCTTGCGTTTAGTGCGCTTCCTCATGGCTCGATGTCTGATTCTTGCTTGTAATTTAGCTTATGGTGTTGAAAGCGCATAGCCGCTTCCATCTCTAATTCTTTGAATTGTTCGTCAGAGAATAGACCGATGACATTGCGACCTTCAAACCAAACTTCTTTGATTGACTCGTTATAGGTCGAATCCTCGTCCTGTTCGTATTCATAAACGATTGTGACGATCTCGCTACCTTCGCCTGTGGTTGTGTCAAATTCCCAAGTATTTTCCATGTCTTCACTCCTGTTAAAAATTAAATCTTATTCCTGTTTGACGGGCTTTTGAATAGGGATAAACCCTAGTCCAAGCACTCTTTTACGCAAATATCAACACCAGCTTCACTTGAGTAAACCTTGGTTACATGGATGTTGACGATCTGCGAGTCGTCCTTGTAGACCACTGAGTTCATGCCGTCCTCTACGCTTTTGAGGATGTTACTTCCATCGGGTTTACGAATAGGCTTCTCCAAGCCGTTTAAACAGCCTTCTACTCTCTTTTTAGAGTAAGACTTGGGGATTGGTATGCGTATGTAGAGATACAGAGTTACAGGGGTTTCCAATGGTTCTGACGAACCCATTGCCTCGATTGCGGCATCTCTAATTAAGGTTTCATAAGTTCTAGTCTTCTCAGGGGTGTAAGTGAACAAAGTTACCCCTTTTGACATACCTAGCTCTTTGTTTGCCAACAGGGTTAGCGTCTACCCTGAATGTGACCATAAAGCTCATAAAAGTTGTCCATCCTTAATTCTGTTCATATATTCTCGAATTCTGTCTCTAGCACCAACACCATAGATTCTTTCGGCTCTCTCTAGTCTGGCACGAATGAGATCTCGATTCTTTGATGTCTCCCAAGAACGATAGAGTTCCCTTGCTTCTGCTTGTTCAAGGATTACCCTATCGTTTGGGCTTTCTACGTTACGTCTGCTCCAAATCACCAGTTAACTCCAGTGCTTGATTGATTAGACGTACGGGATATGGTACGCCTTCCTTAACTCTGTCTAGCAGTCTCATTGCTTCAAAGTAGTTCATACGAATAAAAGTTGTTGGGTTTTTACAGTAGTTCCAGAGTCATATCTCTGAGAGTCACCTTTTGGATATGGCATAACTGGATAGTTAAGTTGCTTTAACAAAGAACTTTTTTGATATTTATTGCCAACAAAAAAAACATACCGATGTTTAGCACTTCTGTTTATTCTGTTTTCAGAGTTACCAAGGTTATGCCTACTGTGCTTTCCATCCTCACCAGCCATGTCGGTGCGTTCTTTTGTTGTGCCAGTAAAGAGAAAATTGCTTGCTTGATAGATGTAACCAACATGACCCATTGCTGTGTCAGCGTAAGAAACCACAATGGTAGGTTTTGGCAACATTTGTAAACTCTTGCTTACCAAAAATGAAGCACCATTTTTTACTCCATCATTTAAGCAAAGTCGATTAAGTTCTAAAACTTTATCTTTGTTGTCAATACCACAAACACCCATGCAAAGAAACGGGCTTGCTGGTACGCCATAAGTAACCACACCAACTAACTGCTCATCATCGTATAAACCAAAGGCAAATGAAATTGGACACATACGCTTGGCATAGTGTTTTTCAAGCAACCAAGGCTCTACCTCAAAAGTGTTAATTGGTAAAACCATCATTTAAGATTCTCCAGGCACTTGCAACCACTCTTGGAACTTGTGCGTTTCCAATGGCTTTAATTCTGTCCACTTGTCCGGGAAGTCCATTAAAAGTTCTACATAATCCGGATGATAATATTGAGCGCAATCCTTGTTCGTTCTTATCCACTCTGTCGTAAATGATGCCCTGTAATCTGGGCTTCCCCAATATCTTTTGCTTGCAGCCCCTCTCCACATACTTGTTACAGGGGTCGGCAGCCAGCACCCAAATTCGTTCTCTCCTATGTGGGAGTCCAATGAAATCTGCTCCCAGCACTCCCCATTCCGCATCGAACCCCATCGAGGCCAAGTCTGCAAGGACTGATTCAAGTCCCCGAATAGTGAGCATTGGGCTGTTTTCAATAAATGCGTACTTGGGTCGTACTTCGCCAATAATTCTTGCCATCTCTTTCCACATTGAACTTCGGCTTCCAGTAATTCCCCCCCCCCTTCCGGCTGAGCTGATGTCCTGGCATGGAAATCCCCCAGATACGACATCAACAATTCCTCTCCAAGGCTTTCCGTCAAAGGTTTGTACATCATCCCAAATTGGGAAATTTGGCAAAAGTCCGTCATTTTGTCTAGCGCACAATACGCTTGCTGGGTAGACTTCCCATTCGACTGCACAGACTGTTCTCCATCCAAGGAGATGTCCCCCAAGTATGCCTCCACCAGCGCCTGCGAAAAGAGCCAGCTCATTCACGCCTGCTCCTCTAGTTGTTTAATCTTGTTGCTGATCCTGGCTCTCCATTGCTGCCATCCTTCTCCGGCATACGCTTGTACTCCAATCTCGTTTGCTTTTTTTATTGTTAATTCTTCCGAGCTATACCAAGGCAACTCTGGGCGCTTGTTTACTTTTGGCGGCTCGATGACAATCTCATCTTCGAACCGATAGGCGTTCAGCCAAGACGCCAAATGTGGTATGTAAATTAATTGCGTATCGTTTGCTTTCCAATACGCTATATGGTTTGGCATTACTGCTATTGCCAATGCCTGCTCTGCTTGCGTAAGGCGCTCAAAGCTCTTTTGCGCTACACGCTTTGCTACCTTTCTTGGATACATCCCCCATAACTCATCAAAACTCATAAAAGTCCCCACTTATTAAGTTGACTGGTTACAAATAATACTATGCCTGCAAAGTAAAAAGCAACAGCTACTATCTCTACTGTAAACAAGGCCATATCGTCTTGA